AACTCCCCATTCAATAAATCTGTTAATATTTCAAGGCAGTCAGGTAAGGATTTATGGTCAAACTCTCCATAAACATCTTCAATATAATCTGCAACATCATTTCTTAATAGCGTTCCCATATCTTCTATGCCTTCCATTATTTATCTCCTTCTATATATTTAATGTTCATCTCTTCTGTTATCCAGTTCATTTCTAGGTGGCATGGAATCTCCTTTTGTTCCATGCCTTTTTCTATCCAATCTAATATTTTATTTAGACTGTTTAAATCTTTAGCATCTATTCGGATTTCATATTTCTTAGTTGTATTAAACTGATTCATACTTACTCCTTTACTTGTTTAATAAAATCTGTGTAATCTAACTGTTCAAACAAATCTACATATTTCACATTTTCAAGGGTTATTGGAAAATTCTTTGTAATTGTTTCTGCATAATATGAACCTAATGAAACACCAGTTAAATAAGTTTGTTTTAAACTTAGAATGTCGCTTGCATCAAATGTAATATCAGGGTCTCGTAATCCTTTTAATATATATTTAATAGCAAAGAATTTTGCTGTATAAGAAACAGATAAGTCATATTTTTTCCCAACATACGAACCATATTTTCTATGTTCTCTCTCATCTTTTTCTATATCACTAACTAACCAATCAAATTTATAATCACTATCTACAATAAGTCTGTAATACAACTTATCTATTAATTGTTTTTGTCCTGACCTTGACTGTTTGATATCTACTTTTCCATCTATAAGTTTTTGTAACATTATTGTTTGTTCTCCTTTATTAATTGTTTATTGAAAGTTATAATCTACGAATGGTGTCCATGAATTATTCTCTACTAATTCACCATACAAATCTCTAACAGCGTCTTGTACTTGCTCAGTAACTGATAAAATTTGTCTAATTTCTTTTAAGGAATAATCTGTTACATCTAATAAATAATTCCTACTAGTTAGATATATCCAAGGCTCTTGATTAGTGAAACAATTTGGCTTCCAGTCATCACATTCAAAATCATCATGTTGATATGTTTCTGCTATTGTCCAATCCCATTCAGACGTAACAGATTCAAATACTAAATCTCTATATTTATTAACTTTTAAATTTCTATATACAGGCTCATATTTTAAATACTGTTGACAGTTTTCGTCTTTGTCATAATCTCGTATAGCTTTTACCCAGTTGTATATAAATTTGTTGTAACTCATTCTAGTCATTGTTATTCTCCTAAAATATCTGATTTATTAGCTTGCCAAAATTCTTCGTTGTCTCTTATCTCTTCACACACAAAACACTCACCACATTCACCCCCGTTACCATTGTTACAAGCACCCCACATATCATCTTCCATGTCTATTCTCCTTATTATTTTTATTAACAATAACACCAATATATATATTAATCAATACTGTCAGCTAATTTACATAAATGTATGCTTCTCATTGTGTTAATAGTGTCTCTTAAATCAGACCTGAAAACAGATTGATTGTTTACATTTAATATAAATCCGATTGCGTCATTACCTTTTAAATCTCCTATTAATTTATCTCCTATTTTAAATTTAAATTTATTATTATCTGTTGGTATTATCTGCTCATGCATTCTTAATATTGGTTTCTTTGCCATTGTTTTTCCTTTATATATTTATTGATTCATCTATGCAATGCAAAATGTTCCTTGCTTCATTTAAACAATTTGTCCAACTGCAAGAATCATCAGGTTTTTTTTCTCTAAAATCCTCTAAATGTTCTATATCTTTTCTTATTTGGTTTGGGAGCATATGAAAAACATACTGCACAATATGTGCTACTTCTGCATAGCTTAAACTTTTTTCTGTTCTAAATAATTCTTGCTCTAATTCTGTTGTTTCATCTTGCATTTTAAATACTTGCTTTTGTTTTTCTGTAATCATGTTATTTTTTCCTTTATATATTTATTTATTAAACAACTATGAAGCCCCAGTACCCTACTTTTGATGCTTGCTCTTTTACTATTCGGATATCCTCTCTTATTATTGATGGTATATAGCTGTCATTCCAGTTATATATAACAGTTTCAAACTTTCCTACTGTGGTTGTTGGTACTTTCTCAGCTATTACTAAATCATGGCTTATTAATTGGTCACCTGTATTTATTAAATTATTACTATTACCTGTATTTTCTAAATCAAATAAAAATTCTTTTATAATTCGTTGGTTAGTCATTGTGTTTCCTTTATGGTGATTAATTGTATTAAGCAGTTTTTAGACTTGCTTAGGTCTACTATATTTATTTATTAGTTATATAATCTACGGCTCTTTGTGCGTCTTTGACGGCTTTATGTATTAATGATGAGTCATTCTTTAATGCTCCAAGCCAATTCTTTAAATATGCTGTGCTATTTTCTTGATTAGATTCTATACCTGACATTCTGCAAAGCATTGCACTACCTATCTCTGCTACTAATTCCTCTCTTGCATATACTGAATCACCAAACTTTGCAATCTTGTCTAGTTCTCTGCTTACTCTGCTCTTATGCCCTGTGCTGTGTGTTAATTCGTGGAATAATACGGCGTAGTATGCATCATCACTTTTAAAGCTATTTTTCTTTGGCATGTGTACCCTATCTTCTGAAGGGCTATAGTATGCTCTGCCGTTGCCGTCATGGTGTACGCTTGGCTTATCTGCAAAGCCTTTAACTATGGCTTCGGCTTCCTCTATAATATTAAATTCTATGTGCTCTGTTGATGGTGTTTCGATACCTTCTATTAAATCTAAATTATAGACTGTGTGTACGTGTACTATTGGCTTTGTTGGTGTCTCTGTTGGGCATTCGCATTTACCTCTATCGGCTTCCTTCCACCAACCATACATATTAAATTCTATTTTGCACTCTCTACATTGGATACCCCATTTTGTAACGGGGATACCTTTCTTTGTACCGTCATAGTCTTTGAATTTTGCATTTTTGTTAAACTTTACTGCATTATATGTAACGTAATAATTCGATTCAAAGCCATTAATCCATTTATCAATAGCTATTGTTACTAAATTACTACCTTTATAAAATGTTTTTGTGGTTGCATTTTGTGCATATGCAGGTGTTCTATCAATTAAGTCATTCCATGTTGCATTTTCAGGTAATGATTCAATTGCACTTATCCAAAATTCAGCAGTCTGTGTAGCTTTAGGCATTGTTTTTCTCCTATATATTATTTATTTATAACCTAATAGAGTAGCTAGAAATTATTTATAATTTCTTAAATTGTTTCGATATATGCAATTTCTAAATTATCTAATATTTCTACTTCGATAATTTCGGATTCAATTTCATATTCAGCATATGGATTACCAACAGTTGAATAATCCTCAAAATTTAAGTCTACAACGGGTTCATTGAATCCTTCGTTAACATCTCCCATAATGTCGAACAGTTCATCAATTCTCTGTTCTAGTGTTGGGCTTGGTAAATTTGTTAATTCTTTGGCTTGCTCTACTTGTCTTTGAATTATTTGTTCTAATGTATTCATAGCTAAATTACTCCTAAAGTTTGTACTCTAGCCACTCTATTAGATTATAAAATTTAATATTAGTTTGATAAAAATAATATTACCCTCGAATAGGCATCTAGTTGTCAAAATTTTATTACCACGATTAGCCACTATTTACGATTAGGCTACAATCTTTTTTGTGAATTTAATATTATTTCTCACTTGTTATCGTAGGACTACTTAACGAATTTTCGATTATTGCCAGTGCTCCCATATTGTCACAATTCAAACACTTATAAAGATTTTATTATCTGATACTTAGATTAATATTATTTTTTACTTTTTGTCTTAGCTAACAAACTTGCTTGCTAAGGTAGAGGTCAGACACTGTCACTGTCCTGTACTGAGAGGTATACCTCTCTCACCTAATGAGTTTCCGCTAGGAAGATTTTAATCTTCTACTATGGGGCTTCCGCCAGTCGATTTTATTTGTTTATTGTCAGGTTTTCCCATTCTGAACCTGAATCTTTAATTGATAATAGACTCTATCTGTTTGCTTTTTTCTGAAAGTTTGTAGCTTGAAGCCTAATCCACTTTTAGTATGTCTATATACACGGGCTTATATCTAAGATATTTGTGTATGTTTATTTAGTTATTAATCAACTCCTAATGTATTTATTTATTTGATGTCTACAGATTAGTTGATGTTTTTGTTAATGTCAACACTTAATATTTGTGACTACTCAGGCACAAACTAATAAATGAGAATGATTCCCAATGTCGTTGTTTTTGACCAAAACATAGGAAAAACGGTGAAAATAGGGTAAAAATAGGGTAATTTGTAGCTAATTCTTACCACTACATTAATAGATAAGTAATAAATACATAATATATATATGTGATTCTAGTAACTAGATAGCTATAAGCTTTAAACAGTACATTAATAGGTTACTTGGCACCCTAGGAGTACCCTAGGAGTAGAAATAACCTATATATAGTTATGACACCACTATAAAAAGCAGTATCTATCAACTTTGCTAGTGGTAACGGGTACCCGAGAAAGAAAGCCACTTTTTATCCTGAATTCTGATGTTACTTCGTAACATAGTTACAACGTGTGCGAAGAAGCTATTAACAAACCTAGTAACTGTAATCAGTTGCTAGGTGCAGTTAATGGTTTCTTGGTATTAGGTAACAGGGGGTATGTCTTGTGGAATGTGTGATTAGAGGGAGTATACCTGTAGAAATTTAATTTCTGTAAAAAAGGGTTCTAGTAACAGTAACAAGTAACTAGTTACTACTTTCTTTACACTGGAGGATATAAAACTAATGACTTATTACTAGTAAATATATTAAATAGAATAGAAATAGTTACTTGTTACTTTCTATTATAATTTATTTGTCAAGGACTAACAAGTACTAAAAACATAATAATTATAAGAAGAGTTAGAGAGTTTAGTGCTGTTATTACTAGTGAGTAGTAGCTAATTTTAGATAATTCTTCTATTTTGGTTACTCTTTTGGACAGGTCACTTACTTTATTAGTTAGACCTTGTAGTTCGTGTATGTTCATTTTAGTTTCCTTATGTGAGAGGACCACGAATTAGTTCAGACAACGTATCGTAGGCTGGTCGATAGCATGGCAGATGCTAGTCTGATTAACCCCTCTCGTTGTGTATATTAACATTTGTATGGTATAAATTAGATATGGCACCTAAGAAAGATTCTAAATTAAAGAATGCTGGAGTTAGTGGGTATAATAAACCTAAAAGAACTCCTAGTCACCCCAAAAAGTCACACGTTGTTGTGGCTAAAGTGGGTGATAAGACTAAGACTATAAGGTTTGGTCAACAGGGTAAGACTGGTGACAAGACCATGACTCCTCGTGCTAAGTCATTTAAGGCTAGACACGCTAAGAATATTGCTAAAGGCAAGATGTCTGCAGCGTATTGGGCTAATAAAGTGAAGTGGTAATGGCTAAGAAGAAAGGCTTGTATGCTAATATTCATGCTAAAAGGAAGAGGATTAAAGCTGGGAGTGGTGAGACTATGAGGAAGAAGGGGCAGAAGGGTAGACCTACTACAGCACAATTTAAAAAAGCAGCGAAGACTGCTAAAAGGAGATAGATATGCCACAAGGAAAAGGCACTTACGGTAGTAAGATGGGTAGACCTCCGAAGAAAAAGAAGAAGATGGGAAGGAAAAAGAAATAATGGCAGCTACTAATTCTTGGATAGAAGGGTCAAAGCCTGAAGATATTAAGGCTAGACAAGATGCTTTCCTTGCTTTGTATGCAGAAGTGGGCAGTATTCGTGCTGCTTCTAAGGAGTTAGGTATTAATAGACGTACTCCTGCGAGGTGGATAGAGAATAATGTTCAGGGATTTAAAGAAAGATTTGAAGATGCAAAGCATAATTTCCGAGAAATGCTACAGGATTTGGCAGTATCTAGGGTGAAAGACCAAGGTCCTAAAGATAATCCTGTATTGTTGATTACTTTATTGAACGCTCATTGGGCTGATAAGTATCGACCTCAGACAACTGTGGTAGATGATACGGCTAAAGAAGTTCTTAGTGAGATGCGTAAACGCTTTAAGGATAGTAAAAGTCCTGAAAGTGAGGACACATCAACTGAGTTAACTGCACATGAGCAGGTCGAAAATATTTTAAAAGGAAAAAAAGGTGATTGATTCTGAAGATAGGTTGTATTTAGGTGGGGATTCCCTAGAAAGAGATAAGTTTTCTTCTGCGATACTAGGGATAAATGCGAAAGATAACACGATTGTTTACTCGGTAGATAAGATTATTGAGATATTTGTGTTAGAAGATGACATGACGGCAGAAGAAGCAAATGAATTTTTTGAATATAATGTTTTAGGAAGTCATATGGGAGAGGGCACACCAACTTATGTGTCCGAAGTTTACAATGGCGATTGCGAATATTAATGAAATTGCTGATTACATATACGAGAAAATAAATTTCTCTCCTACTGAACTCCAAAAACCTATACTGTCCTCCCGAAAAAGATTTATCCTAGTAGCTGGTGGTGAACAAGCTGGCAAATCTATGGTAGCTTCTAAGTATTTACTTGCTAGATTCCTAGAAAATGACGAGCCCGGTCTCTATTGGCTGGTCGCTGCAGACTACGAAAGGACTAGAGCAGAGTTTGAATACCTAGTACAAGACTTTTCTGAGTTAGGACTACTGGCAGAATCCACTAAACGTGTAGACCCCGGCAGAATAATACTTGCAGACGGCACTCGTATAGAAACTAAATCTGCAAAAGACCCTAGAACTCTAGCTATGAGAGCACCTAATGGAATAATTGGTTGCGAAGCTAGTCAGTTAGACCTAGAAACTTTTAATAGATTGCGTGGAAGATGTGCACCTAAACGTGGGTGGCTGTTTTTAGCCGGTACGTTTGAAGGTTCACTAGGCTGGTACCCACAAATGTATCAGGCATGGCAACATACTTCAGGTAAAGATGAACAAGCGTTCTCCTTACCAAGCTATTCCAACCAGTATTTGTACCCCGGTGGCAGGGAAGACCCTGAAATACTAGCACTGGAACAAGCTGCTTCTGACGATTTCTTTATGGAACGTATAGAAGGTATACCTTCACCACCACAAGGTCTTGTGTTTAGTGAGATAAGACCTGACATTCACATACAAGATGTTGAGTATGAGCCTGATATCCCTGTGCATATTTGGATTGACCCCGGATATTCCGAAGCGTATGCTTGCGAAATAGTTCAGATTGTAAATGACCAAATAAGAGTCATTGATGAGATATATGAGCGTAACTTAGTCACAGATGACATTATAGATATTGCTCAGAGCAGACCTTGGTGGAAGGATGCACAGTTTGGAGTGATAGATATTGCAGGTTATCAGCATCAGGCTATGGCTGCACCTGCAGAAGTGTGGTTAGAGAAGACTGGAATTTATTTTGATTCACAAAAAATCAGAATAAATGAAGGAACTGAAAGACTAAAAGCCTTTTTAAAGACTGACCCCGTAGAACAAAGAGATGCTAGAATAGTCTTTAACCCTAAATGTGAGGGAATTTTATCTGAGTTAGGTGTACATCCTAATCCTTTTGACGGGCAAAGCCGTGCTTACAAGTGGAAAACAGATAGAGATGGTAATATTGTAGGGAATACTCCGGAGGATAGATACAACCACGGTGTAAAAGCTGTAATATATGGCATAATAAATCGGTATGGTTACGGATACGTGACTGAAAATAAGACAATCAGTGTAAGGCGTTGGTAAATGGCTAACTACAAACCTGAAGAAATAACGGCTTTAGTCGATAATCACTATGAATTGACTGAACCTTTACGTACAAGAATGGATGATGACCACAAACTGTACAGACTCGAAGAGTTTGATGCAGGAGAAGGCTATCAATCTTACACATCTAACGAACCACAAGTATACGCAGACAAACTAATTTCTTGGATGACTACATCTGAAATGGTTGTGCGTGTTCCCTACAACAATGCTGAAAGAGAGCAAAGGGAAAATAATGATGCTAAAGAAAAATTCCTTATAGGATTACTTAAAAATGCTGACGATAGAGTAACAGCTAGGTTTCAACCTACTGTAAAAGCACAGTTAGCTTGGTACATTACTTTACGTGGTTGGTATGCAGTAAGGTCAACACTTGTAAAGAATAAAGAAGGCGATACTTATGTAGATATACAGCCTTGGGACCCACTCCACACATACTGGGGAGAAGGACCTAACGGTTTAGCTTGGGCTTGTTACAAGACTAAGAAAACTCCTACAGAGATTAAAGCTATATATGGTGTAGAGGTGGAAGGCGAAGGCATGGGTCCTGATGATGATGACGGTATAGATATATATGACTTCTTTGATTCTGAAGATAATATAGTTTGTACCGATACAGCTATTTTAAAGAAAAGAACTAAACATGGTTCTGACAAAGTACCTGTAGTTATTGGACCTGTAGGAGCACAACCTCTAGTACAGGCAATATCAGAGTCAGGAAACTTAGATACTGTAGAAGACTATGGCGAATCTTGCTATAAGTCTTCCCGTGATTTGTTTGAGAAGCACAACTTTATGATGAGTGTGATGCTTGAACTTACAGCACGTTCACGTAGACAAGGACTTAAAGTCAGGTCACGTGATGGAACTAAAACGTTGGAAGAAGACCCATACAAGGAAGGTTCTGAGATTGCATTAGGACAAGGCGAAGACGTAGAGCCACTAGGATTACTGGAAATGGCTAGAGAGTCAGGCGTGTTTATGGGATTAATCTCAGGCGAAATGCAAAGAGGTGGATTACCACACTCTATATACGGGCAATTAGAATTTCAATTATCAGGATTCGCAATAAATACTTTGCGTCAAGGTGTTGAAACTGTACTTGCTCCTAGACTAATTGCATTAGAAAAATGTTATAGAAGTATGTTCCACCACTTATGTGACCAGTATGTTACTGGTGCATTTAAAGCTATGGAACTTAGTGGTCAGGATAAAAACAGAATGTATTTCTCAGAAGAAATTACTCCTGAAACTATACGTGATGCCGGTGATGTCGAAGTAGACTTTATCGGACAACTACCACAAGACGATATGTCAAAGATGAGCATGGCTCAGATAGCACGTGAAGGTGAAACTCCACTACTACCTGACATATTTATACGAGATAAAATACTTGGTTTGCAATCAGCAGACTCTATGGAAGACTCTATCAGAGTACAACTTGCCGAAAAAGTTTTGCCTGAAGCACAGTTATGGACACTGTTACAGGCAGCACAAAGACAAGGCAGGGAAGATTTGGTAGAATTTTACAGGGGCGAGTTGATGAATGTGTTTATGATGAAGAGCATGGAACGTGCTCAACTAATGGCACAAAGCCAACAACCACAGGGAATGGGTCAGGGAGCACCAATGCCACCTCAAGGTGGTGGACCTCCCGGATTACCACCTCAAGTAATGCCTGATGCAGCACTTGGGGTACCACCAGTTCCTCCAACGGCTCCAGTAGGTCCTTCAGTTCCTCCCGGAACTCCAAGACCCGGAGGTCAAAGTACGCAAAGTAGATTAGAAAATATAGGATTAGTTCCACCTACAGGAGGTGCATAAATGCCACATCA